GATAAAAATCTATATCACTAGTACCTGGACTAGTTCCACCTGTTGTATTTACATTATTACATGAGCTCATTAGCAACCAAACCTCATATTGAACCAAGTAAATCTTTGTAACTCTTGTTTTAAATCTTCTTGATAACCGAAGTTTAATTCATTCTTTTGTGTATCTAATGCTTCTCTTAATTGTCTTTGATTAGACTCTTCATACTCTGGAGTTGGTTCAGGTATGACTGCTGTAATTTTTGCCATTATCTTCTTCCTCCTGCATTAATATCTAATCTCAATGTACCATATCTCCAGGATTCATCAACAGCATCATTCTCTATTTTTACACTTACTTGTCTTCCCCTAACTCTTGTACTTACATAATTAGTGGTACTATTAATAGTAAAAGGTCCAGTGATTAAAGATCCAGAAGCAGACGATTGTGAATCTGTCGCTGGATAATTTGTAAAGAACATAGTAATTTTTGCATTACCCGATAAGTTTTTAAAATCTGGTATGAATCTAGATACTCTCATTAAATTTTCTCCATCGCCTCTTAAATCTCCTATTCCAGTTGATTGCCCTTGCATAGTTCTTTTTGCAGTAATGTCATAATCTCCAGATTGAATATAAGAAGTAATCGCTGTTGCGTTTCCATTAGCATCTACTTCATTAACACCTGTTTCATGGGCCCAATATTGACTAGATCCAAAAGTATTAGTTGCACCATTTATCACTGGAAAACTTGGTGTACCTGATGCTGTATACTCTGTTGCATAAGGAAGTCCATAGGTGTGAGCATCATTATAAGAAGTTCTAGATAATGATCCTGTTGTCCAAGTTTGTTCTATAAAATTAAATACAACATTTCTGTTAATTTGCTGCGAGCCGCTTGCTGCATAGTACCAGCCCACTTCATTAAATAGTGAGTTATGATAACCATATGCAATTTGGTTAGCATCATAGTTAATACCTAAATTATCACCATCTGTTGTAAATACAAAATCTTCAACAAGTGATGGTAATTGTTTTACGGTTCCATCAAATATAAAGAAACCTCCACCAAATCCCATCCAGAAGACTGCACCTTGTGCATAAACCATTGCATGTTGACCTAGACATCCACAATTAGAACCTACTTGTCTAATACTAAATGTAAACGGAGGTCCTACAAACTGAATAACATAAGCTGCTTGATCGGTTAATACCAATACATAATCTTTACCTTGCACGGCTCCAATAATTTCATTTCCTTGGTCTAATCTAAATGTACCCGCAGTATTAGTTGCTGTGGGTTCCCAAGTATTAATATCTTCTTGATTTGAAAATCTTATAAACATTGGATCTTGAGTAGATGGATCACCAAGAGTTGTTTCTGTTCCCATTAAAAATAAATGTCTATCTCTATCTGATACTAAACTCATTAGTGATTTAGTTGGAGCACCGCTAACAACAGTTGCTCTTGTGTCTAATGCTCCTGATACTGATGGATTCCAAGTGTATGTTGCACCATTTTTAATGGTTGCAACTAAAAGCTGACCATAGTTATCAAGTGACCAGGAACCTGGTGCTAGTGTAACATTTGTTGTAGTTGATTCTTCTCCCCATTCACCTGATGACCAGGAATCTGTACCCCAACCATAAGCAGGAGTTTGAAATACTGGACCAATTGTAATATATGAATTTAATGTTGCAGAACCTTGAGCTGTCATTCCAGTGCCTGATTCAGTGCTTGGCATAGTGACAGTGACAGTGCTTGAAGTTGGTTGTGAAATTACTTCAAAAACATTAGTTGTAAAGTCAGTTGCCGTATAACCTGTAACACCACCGCCTGGTAAAGTTACATCTTTTAATTTAATATAATCACCAACAACTAAACCATGAGCTGATAAGTTAATTGTAACTGTTGCTGAACCGTTTGTAGAAGTAAAAGTAACTCCTGTTTGATCCGCATTAATAGGTGTGATGTCGTAGAAACCACCCTCATAATAGACAACCAATACTTTTGCAGAACCTAATGCTGCGTACTTTTTACCATCTAAATCTGTCCAAGTATGCTGTGCTCTGATAGGACCTGATATAGTATTGTCTACTAGTTCCTGCCAGCCACCTATTTTCTCAGCTTGACCATATCTAAAACGTACATTATCCCCATCCACCCATTGACCTTCGGCTCCGGTCTCTGTTTGTTGTTTGTTAAAACCTGGTTTAAATTGAATTTTTTGTAGCATAGTTCCTCACTATATATGCTTTTTATTATTTTGGTAGTATTATATTCTAATCTAGCTTGGATATCAATTTATTTAAATCTGCAAAATATAAGCAATCTATTCTAGATCTATTAAAAGTATTTATAGCATCTTCTGGGGTTTCCACTAAGGTTTCCCCTGCTAAATTAAAAGAAGTGTTCATTAAAATAGGTACTCCTGTTTTTTCGTAAAAAATTTTTAATATTTTGTACAGAATTAAATTTTGTTCTTTACTTACTGTTTGTATTCTACATGTATTATCAACATGTATTATAGAGGGTATTTTTTCTTTTACTCCATCTAATGCTTGAACAGCATATAACATGTACGGGGATTGTTTTAAACCAGCCATATCAAACCATTTATAAGCTTCTTCTTCTAAAATAGATGCACCAAAAGGTCTAAACCATTCTCTTTGTTTTACTTCATTCATTATTGTTTTACCGTTTGAAAGCCTTGGATCTAATAATAAAGACCTGTTACCTAAAGCTCTTGGACCAGCTTCAGCTCTACCTTGATATAAAGCTATTATTTTTTTATTAATTAAATTTTCAACTACTTCTTCAATTTCATTATTACTTGACTCAAAATTATAATTAGGTTCAGAACCTAAATAAATATTATTCCAATCTACTTTATTTGCACAATTCTTATAAAAAGTAAGAGCTGCTCCTATGCTATTACCTTCGTCTCCACATAAAGGATCAACATATAAATTTATATCATTAGAAAGTTTTTTTCTTAATTTATAATTAAAAACAACATTTAAACCACATCCACCAGTCAATATAATATTACTATATTTATCTTTATATCTACTTATTAAATCAAACATTTGTTCTTCAAAAATGTTTTGTGTTTCAAACGCTATGTCACAATTTTTTTCTTTATTATAAAGATTAGGATATTTATTGTAATCAATATTATAATTAGGATTGTTATTATCTTCATTATTAAATAAATCTTGTTGTAGTAAATTCTTTTTAATTTCTGTATTATTATTTCCATAAGCTTGTAAACCCATAAGTTTACCTTCATCAAGATTTTTAAATCCAAGATGACTTGTCATTCTAGTATAGAATGCTCCAAGATGAGGTTGATGATCTACATCAAATTCTGTGTTTTCATCTATACTTAAAGGTTGTTTTTTATAAAAATTTCCATAGATATTATTTGTTTTTACTTTAGCCTTGTGTCCTTCTTTAGTGGTAAGAACTTTTTTATATATACATTTAAAATTTAAAATATCATCAACATGATAAATAGAGGTAGTTTCATAACCCTGTTCTCCATTATCTAAATAATAAGTAGAACCTCTTCCATCCGCAACAATAACTAAAGCTTGCTTCATCTTAGAAGATATATAACTTTTAACAGCATGCATAAAATGATGAGTTTTATAATAATGATATGAGTCTTTTATAGATTTTATTATTTTTTTCTTATATAGATAGCCATATATAATATTTGAATCCACCGTATCATAACCAGTGCATATAACTTTATCTATTTTTATATTTAGTTTTTCAATTTCATTGAAACAATGTAAAGGAAAAAAACTATCATGTTTTATTTTAGAAAGTCTCTCCTCTTGATTATAGTAAATCAAATTTTCATTAGAAAAAAGACAAACAGAAATATTATGATTTTTTTGTACTCCCAATATATTCATTAATGATAATTAATATTTATATTAAACCTTGCTTTTGCATTACTACAGTTTGTACTACAATGAGGTTTAGAGGGATCAAAAAATAAAGCTCTGTTTTCTACAGAAGATATTTTTTTATTTCCTATTATAGTAAACCCATCACATGTGTTTAAAGAAAAAATTAAACCTTTGTGTGGAAAATCATAATCAACATGGGGTTCATGTTTAGTTATTTTTTCAAGCCTAGGATAGCAATTAATTTTAACTCTAATGAGATGAGTTATATCCATATAAGATAATAGTTTATTTTTTATAAATTCAAAATGAGAACTTTTAGGCCCTGATTCATATATTAAGTGATTAAAATAACAATTTTTTTCTTTAATTTCTTTATTAGATGATATAAAAAAATTAAAATACCAAGGGAAATAATTGTCCATGATTAATTTAGTTAAATCATTAAAACTATCTTTTGGTAAAAAATTATCAATTACTTTCATTTCTTTATTATAATATTCCACTCTAACATAGGTAATAATTTTTCTAAAAACATAACTTTAGTATTTTGTTTTTGTAAAAAAGAATGTAGCTCTTCTACATCAACAACAACATACTCGTCTTTAACATCATAAACAATTTTATCTGCTTTAGTTTTAAAAGAACCACTTTTAGAATTATTTTTTAAAGGTCTTAAATCAAACTTATATTTTTGATTGTGTAACACACCTTCTACATCCCATAACTCTTCTCTTTGTTGTTTAAGACTAGCTCTACTTACATCCTTTAACTTATTATAAAAATTTATCATTAATTAAAGTTTGTATTTTAAACCTAAGATCTCCTATAGTATGACAAAACTTATCTAATAATTTAGATTGAGTTTCTATTTGAAAATTTAAGTTTTCTATATGTTTTTTCAAAGATGTATTCATATCTTTTTCACTTTGAAAAACAATGTTTAACTCATCAAGTCTTTTTTGTAGTTCTTCTTTTTTTTCTTTATCTGTCATTTTTGCTCCTTGTTATAAAAACCTGGTAAACCTAAAAATTGTCTGCCATCATATTTTAAATTACTTTTTTCATCAGCGTAATGTAAAAAAGTTTGTACGCAATAAAAACCATCAAATCTTTCTCTCCAATGTTCATATTTACAACCTTCATAAATAAGCATATCACCTGGTTTTAACAAAACTTCTTCATCATTTATAAAAATAGGCCATAAATCTCCACCTAAATTTAAAGTAGTAGAAAATTCACAAGACGGTCTATCTTTATGTTTTTCTAATTTAGCTCCTCTTTCATATACTCTTGCATAAGAATATGTTTCTATTAAATTTTTACCTATTGTCTTTTCAACCAAAGGTCTTAATTTTGATAACAATACTTCTGTATTTATATCAGAATAAATTGCAAAACAATTTGGAACTTGTGGGTCATTAAATATTCCAGACATATCATCATTGGGAGAAATATAAGAAGTATTAAAAAGATGTTTGGATACCTTTCTTTTTAATAAAAAATAATTGGTAATATGTTTACATAAATCTTTAGATATTACTTTTCTAATTATTTTGTAACCTTTAAATTCAGTCATAAAACTTTCTTCCTAAGAACATGTCTTTTAACGTAGAAAATTTATATTGTAAACCATTTATAAGATTATAATTAAAAGGTTTTTCTGTAAAACTTATTTTTAAATCAGCATTATTTTCAGAAGATATTAAATATAAAGGTGTCCCTTGTTTAATTTTTAAAACTTGTACATTTTTTTCTACGGGCATAAAAAAATTTAAATCTAAAGGATGTTTAATAGTATTTAACACCCCAGGAACGACTTCGAAATTATTTAAACTCCACCAAGGATTATTCAAATGCAATGGATATTTAGACTGAACTGTAATATTAAAACCAAATTTTAATATCGACTTATATTTTCCATTGTCTTTATATTGCAAAAATTGTTGAAAAGGAACATCACTAACTGTTTGATTACCCAAATCTCCAGCACCCACAAAAGCTTCCCATTTATCGCCTTCAAAATTAATTTGAATATCAAAAGGACTGGTAAATACAACAGACCTTGCATATAAGTTTAAAAAGCCACTACATGATCTAGGTGTTTTAGTTCTTGGATTTTTAGAATTATACAAAGGGGGAATATTTTTAAAATATTCAGGTAAGTTTTTTGGATAAGTTAAAAAATGATTTTTAACAATACTTAAAGGAATTCTAGTGCTTCTTATCTCCATTTTGGACCCTCATGCCAGATTACTAAACTGTATCTTGTTCCAGATGTAACAGGATTAACTTTGTGAATCACATAACTAGGAAATATAACTAAAGATCCTCGAGCTTTTAACTCATTACATATAACAGAATGTCTTTTTTCAGGGACATCTTCTACTATAAATTCTATATCCCCGCCTTCATATTCTTCAGGTTTTGATAATGAAAGAGACAGCGACACCTTTCTATCTACAGACTTATCACTTGGAAAGTAATCAGGGTGCCAATCATAAAATTGATTTTGTTCATAAACAGTGAATTGAAATTTATCTGTATTATTAATTTCGTAATTCCATATTTTATTTGCTTCTTTAACATAAGGTCTTATCCACCGATAAATCCATTCTCCGTAAAGCCAAGAAACATTTGACTTCCTAATTTTTTGAACATTTATTAAATCATCATTAGATAAATTGTCTTGATCAAGATTACCTGTCACAGCTACTTTTGGTTTTGAAGAAAGACCTACTTTTATTATATCATCACAGATATGTTCAGGAATCACAGATTCAAAAAATTTATATGTTTGTTTTGGTATCATTACTTCGGTATATAATTTATATTTAATATAACTTTTTTATTGTCTGTAGCTGACACACCTTTGTGTAAAGTTTGACCATCAAACTCAACCAAAGTATTTTCTTCACTTTTTATTTTTTTATTTTTAAATACAGTATATCCATTATTATCATTAAAATAAAATATAGCTGTTTTATAATTTTTAATATCAGCAACATCTGTATGAAAAATAGTTTCAAACTTTTCACCTGTTTTTGGATAAAGATTTAATCTTAATCTTATTAAAGATGCTGGATTAATTTTATTAATTAATTTTTCAAATAAATAAAAATAATCTGAATTAGGTTTATAATACCTATATAAAAGATGATAGAAATTAGAGATGTTGTCTTTTTTAGGTAGTGATACTAAATAATCTAAATAATACCAAGGAAAAGAACTATGATGTCCATACAAAATATTTTGTAATTCTTGTAAATAATTTTTATCTAAAAAATTTTTATATATTTTCATTAATCTATATAATTAAACCAACCAGTGATTATGTATTTATCTTTTGTAAAACTTACTTGACTTCTATGTGTATGCATCCATTCAGAAGGCCATATTACAGTTAAACCTTTCTTAGCAGGAGTAATTAAATTTTGATATTTAAATTCTGTTCCTCCATCTTCAACATCATTTAAATAAGTCATAAAAACTAAAACTCTTTTTGCTTCAATACCTTTTGAGCCTCTTTCAGAATGAAATCTTTTATAACCACCTCCTTTTTTGTAATACTGTATATTAATAGTTTGAGTAAGACCAAATTTATCTAGAAAGTCTGTGTCGGGATATGTTTTTATGTAATCATTTAAACATAAACTTAAGTATTTTATATAAGTTAATATTTCTGGATCTTTATTAAATGGACTTATTACTAAATCGTAACTATCTTTAATTTTAGAGTTAACATCAGTTTTATTTTTGTTGCTAAATTTTATAGCTCCTTTTTGTATGTTTCCTAATTCATTATGTTTTTTAAAATAATGAATTAAGTCATTACATACTTTTTTAGGAATGTACCAACCAGAAATAAATGATTCTTTTGATAGTGTACTTTCTTTCTTTAATTTCATTTGATAGAAGATATCAAATATTATTTAATTTACAATAGTTGTTTAAAATTATTCTTGATAACCTATATTTTCCCAAGATTGACTATCTTCATTCCAAGACCATATTTCCAACTCAGCAGCCACTGGTTTTGCTGTTGGGGGATCCCATTTCCAAGTTGAAGTATTTAAAGTCCAAGAAGGATAAGGTTGAGGTGTATAAAAAACATTATTATCAGGGTCGTAAGTATAACCTATACCCGCACGATTTCCTGTTAATTCACTTGACGTTTCTATCCAAGAATTACTACTTTTTTTAATTTTTTTAATACCTTCAGCTGTTTGGTTTGCATCACAAAGTGCAACATCAAGTACAATATTGGCTACTGATATTTCAGCAAAATATTTTTTCATTACTCTAAGTCTAAAGTCCCTGTTACGTTAAATGTAGCTATTTTATCTCCACTAGGATCTGTGTTTACAGTATTAGTTCCTGGTGTTGCAGCTATAGTTCCATTAAGAGCAGCTTCGGCAGCAGGTATTTTTAAAATAACTCTTCCATCTCCACCATCTCCACCGTTATTAGAATTTTGAGTTCCGCCTCCAGCGCCTCCGCCGAGTCCATCAGTTCCATCTTGACCAACTCCTCCGCCTCCGCCTGAGCCTCCAGATCCTCCTCCAGTACCTGGCCAATAAGCGCCACCAGCTCCGCCTCCGCCATAAGTCACTGAAGATCCTGAAATAGAATTTGATACGCCGTTTCCGCCTGGAGTTCCAGCGCCTGTAATACCATTGTTGTTGTCGGTACCTGCTTGACCAGCACCGCCTCCACCTGAAGCGTTAAAATTACCTGGACCGGAATTACCACCTCTAAAACCTTCAACAGGAGAATAACCCCCTAAGTTTCCAGAACCACCTTGTCCTTGGTGAGCAGCTCCTCCTCCAGAACCTCCATTAGAATTTACTGTAGCGGGAGTGTTACCTTGACCTGATCCTTCACCACCACCTGATGATGCAAAAGTTCCAGCATCGTAAGCTACACTTGAATCTCCGCCTTTTCTACCTGTGCTATCAGTAGGTTCGGATTCTAATCCCCCAGCTCCAACTGTAATAGTATTATTTGCTTCAACTAAAGTTAATTTAGTTCCACCTGGAAAAGAAGAACGTACACCTCCAGCTCCGCCTCCTCCATAATTTTGTCCGCCAGTAGCACCGCCACCTGCAACAATTAAATAATCTGCTTGTACTGGTTTAGGACCACCGCCTTTTCTTTGACCATATCCTCCTGCTGATCCTGCGCCTATTGAACCGATAATTGGCATATTTCTATCCTCCTATTATGCAAACTGTGTTTGCGATGCAAGAACTGTAAAAGTTGCATCAGCAGTTTTAATAATTGTATAAGTATATGTATCTAATGAATTAGCATTACCAGCATCTGGTGCTGCTCCGCCTTGCCATTCTGGAGTAACAGATGATCCATCAATTTCAAAAGCATTGTTGTAATAAGCTGTTCCACCTTGAGAAACAATGTGAGCTATTGTGATTGACTCACCTGTATCCATAATTGAGTTTAAGGTATTTGAACCATCTCCTCTAACATTTAGAGTCCAGTTAGCTGATGCATCTGTTGTAAAATTCCATACTGCTTGTGTTAAAACATCGTAGTTAACAGTTCCTGTAGCAGCTGTTGCTTCAGTTGTAACTTTTTCTGCAACACTTTGAATTTTACCTTGACCATTGAAAGTTGCTCTACCAATTCCTTTTGGTGTTAAATTTAAATCAATGTTTGTATCTCCACCTGTTGCAGATATTTCAGGTGCATTACCTGTAGCTGCATTAGTAACTGTAAATTCATTTACTGCAGAAGCAGTAGTTGCAAATTTGATTTGTTCTAAATCATTTTCATCATTAATTGAATTACCACCATCTATTATAATATTGTTTCCGTTAGCATCTAAATCTGCTGAAAGTTGTGGTGAATAGTCACTTGCTAAATCAGTAACACCTGAGTCAACAATATTAGTTCCATCTGAGTAAATTACTTTAGATGTTTTTTCTGATGCCGCCCAAGTAACACCTGTACCTGAAACAGTTTTAAAAGTTACTGTAAAAGCACCCGTTGTTCCGTTTTTAATTAAATAATTTTTTTCAATTGAATCTGGAATAGTAACATCAATGTTTCCTGTAATAGTACCTGTTAAAACAATAACAGCATTTTTACCGTCTGAAGTTGCACCATTTGTAAATGATAAAGCTGTAGTCCCAGTTGCATTTACTGTTACTGCTTCATAACCAGCAATTGCTTGTTGTACAATTGTTAAGTTTGTATTTGTAATGTCACCCCATAAACCGGCTTTTTCACCAGTGACCATTAATTCTAATTTTAAATCTGCCGAATAACTTGATGCCATAATTTTAATTCCTTATGTTAATATTTTTACTAAATTTAAGCGGCTGTGTCAATGATATTCCAAGTGACATCAGATCCGGTGTCTACAATCTGCCAAGACTGTATATTAATGCTTCCTAAGTTTACTGTCAAGTCTACACTTGTCGGTGAAACTTCTGCAGAAGCACCTGCTACTGCACTGTTTAAAGCAAAATCTAACTGTTGTCCAGTAATATTTGCAAAAGTTACAGCATCTAATTCTGCTTGTCCTTGTGATAGTGTTAAACCAAAACCATTACTTATTACTACATTTGCATCTGCTTCAATAACTGATCCAACTGCAAGACTTGCAGATAAACCAATACCTACAACAGTAGCATCTGGACTAGGATCAACTGTTCCTTCGGCTGCTGTTAATTCTTGACCTGTTACAGCAGCAAATGTTTTAATATCAACATCCGTTACAGAATTTCCACCCCATTCAGTTGTGCTTGCTCCCCATTCATCTTGTCCCCAAGTTTCTTGAACACCAGAAGTAACACTTAAATCAAAACCAGTTAATGATACAGAAGTCCAAACACCTTCTGCTCCCCAAGCTTCAGTGCCCCATCTATCTCTTCCCCAACCTTGTTCATTATAAACAGTTAAAGAACCTAGACCTGTACTTAATTGTTGACCGGATACCATTGCATCAGGTTCAGCATCCACTGTTCCTTCTGAAATACTTAAAGCTGGTAATGGATTATCTCGTAAAAAAACTTCTGTTGCAGAAAATACGAGAGGAGTTCCTAAATTTTGAAAATTTATTTGTTGTCCTGTTAAATTTATTTGCTGACCAATAGCTACACTAGTTAAAGCTGGACCACCCCATTCAGAATTTGTAGCACCCCAGGTTTTTTGTCCCCAAGTTTCACTTTCCCCTGAATTAATAGATAAACCAATACCGGTTAATTGTACATCTAAAGTACTTTCTCCCCAGTTTTCACTTCCCCAAAAATCTGAACCCCATCCTGTGTTAGGATATGAATCAACACTATTAAGTGAAGTTGTTAAACCGAAACCAGTAGACGCAACTGTGGCGTCACTTTGTTCACCCCAATTTCCTGCATTCCAACTTAATTCACCCCAAGCATTGGCCATAATAGGTTAAACTCCTATTAGTTGCCGATTCTTAGAATAGCTGCTGAAGTTGTAAATGGTGGGAACTGAATTGTAAATGTCCCTGAAGTTGCTGTTTTGTCTGCGCCAAAATCTAATACTGCAACCGCCTTGTTAGACGATGAAGTATTATAAATTAAAGCTCCTCTAGCTGTGATCGTTACACCTGTAAAAGACAAATCATTAAAGTCAACTATTGCAACACCTGATGCAACTGAAGTACTTGGATTTGGTTTTACTAGTTTTCCACCACCTGCAACATACTGACCTGAAGCTGGAACTTCTCCAGTGTCTGCATAAACTGTAGTAGTAGAATTTAACGTCGCAGTAGATACATACATCGCAAGTTTGAAAACATCACCACCAGAAAATTGAAACGTATGTTCACCTTCTAGTACTTCTTTTTTAAAACTGTTTGCAACCGCTTGTGTTATAGCCATATTTTATCTCCTTAATTATTGTTTTGAAAGTCGAGGTGTGCCATCACTGTACTCATCTCTTCTTCTTCTTCCCATCTGCTCAATAGAGAAACCTTTAACAGCTTCTTTATATTTACCTTCGTAATATTGGATCATATCCGCAGGTCCTTTTAAAAACCCGTAAGCTTCTACTAAGCAAGCATATAAAAGTCCATTAGAAAATTCTGTACTCAAATATGTAGTTGTATTTGTACTCGATAAACCCGGAGGATTCAAGATATAATTTAACTGCATATTATAATTTTGATCTGGTGTAGGAGCAAGCACAATTGTGTTTTCATCCCAATATGAGTAGTATTTTGGTAAACCTTGAGCTCCAGTCGGGTTATATTCAGAAATAAAGTTAACATCTCTGTATTGTAAAAAGTTTCTAGTAGAACCAGACCCACCATTGACAATTTGAGCTGATCGAATTACTAATAAATTTTCTGGAGTATCTATAAATCTTTGTGAAGCAACTAAATCAGCTGTTGCATATCTTCTATTATTATCAGAATCTACATCTCTTAATATTCTAAATTCTGCATTTTCAATTATACCATCTACAATAGTAGCAGTTAAAACATTACTATCTACTTCTGTATAATCTCTAATTTTTTGTACTAATTCTGCGTATGTCATTATACTGTTACCGTTACACTTCCTAATGTGATAGTTGCTTGTCTTCTTCTATTAACAGCAGATCCATTATCTGGTATCATACCATTGTTTGATTGAAATGCAAAGTCTCCCGGTAAAGTTAAATCTGCAGTCATAAATCCACCATCTCCTGATGCCTGAGTAAAGATTTGTGGTCTAGCATTTCTTAAACCTTGTCCGTCTGCAGTAGTAGGTTTTGGTTCTAACTGTGGATGCTTTGCTTCAAATTCAGAAATATGGACTCTTGATCCATTCCATTCAATAACCATTTCTTGATATGGAAATGCTTGTCCACTTCTATCAGAAATAAATTGTGCATATTTTCCTTTTGATAAATTAGACATTTGGATAATAAGTTTTTGGGGTTATAAATGAACTTGAAGGTGAGCCATCTTCTTCTAACGCTCTTTTTAATTCATCTTCATATAATAATTTCATCTCTTGAGTTCTTTGTGGTGCAAACTTTTGAGATAAATAATAAGAAAGTCCTGATACCA